TTATCTGTCATATATACCCATTCTGTCGTGTATTACAAATAGCCTCAACATTGTACCAGTTAACAACAATTCCCCTTTTTCATTTCCTTTTAGTGCACCTTTATCAATCAGTTTTTGTACCGTTGACTTTGCCCAATCTGGCATATTTTCATCAACATAATTATATATCATTTCGTTTTCACCTTCTTTTTGTTCTATCAATTTCTGCTTAAAGTCTAACCATTGCACTTGGTTTCTAATAAAAGGTTCTGGGCACATTTTGCCCGTCACATCATAGTGCCTTATTACATTTCCTATAGGCACACTGTATTTTGCCATAAGCACCTTTATTAACTCAATCGCTGTATATTGTGTTGCTTGGTTTATGTAGTATTGCCCTTTGTCATCTTTTTCACTACACATTTCAACACCAATACTGTTATCATTCCTGCATTTGGGGTGTTTGTAGCTTTTCGCTCCACAATGCCAAGCGGTATCGCTATCTTTTACACTTTGTACTACATTGCTTTCATCTACAAAATAATGAGCCGAAGCATTTCTATTTGGTTGACTGAAATAATTGCCGTTGCTTTCTGCCCTGTCACCATTATTCGCAGTATAGTGTACTACAATAAACTGTATGGGTTGTTTTCTGCCCTCATTGTAATTGCTTGTGTGTGCTAAAATTTCTTTTATCTCCATATTTATCACCTCAATCCTTTTCCTCTGTATTAGCTGTTAAACTGTTTTCTATTCTTTGTTTTGCAATATCAAAATAGTTTTTATCAATTTCCATACCTATAAATTTTCTATTTGTGTTGATGCAAGCAATACCTGTACTACCGCTCCCCATACAATTATCAAGTATTACATCTTGTTCGTTAGAATAGGTATTGATAAGATATTCCAAAAGAGGAATAGGTTTTTGAGTAGGGTGTTTTGTAGCATTTTCAGTGTTTCCAAATAATGCTCCATTCCAATTAGAAAACTCTATTACATCTTTAGGGTATCTTGTTCCTTTTTCTGTATAACTGCCTTTTGTATATTTTCCATATTGCTTACAGATGCCTTTTTTTGCTACACGTTTTCTCCCTATTTGCAGCCCTTTTTGTTTTATTTCGTGTTCACTTAATACATACATTTTGGGGTGATAAACGGGCAAATGTTTATAAAATACACAGATATTTTCATGTATTCTCATTGGCATTTTTTTAGCATTCAGAAATCCTGAGGGAAGCGTTTTTTTCCATATAATCTCATAACGAAACATTTTTCGATTACTGCAAATCAAATCTGTTGTAAAAGGCTGTGCAGAAAAAAGAAGTATTGCAGCATTATCTTTTATTATTCTGTTATAATGTTTCCATAATGTGTTTAAATGTAATGGTTGTTTATCAAAATCTAATTTTGTAGTACCATATGGTATATCACAGAGAATTAAATCAATACTTTTATCTGGTATATTGTCCATCAATTTCAGACAATCCCCCTGTAGTAAATTTATGATATTATCCACATATATCACCTCAATCCCTTTTAGGCTTACTGTACTGTAATGCCTGTTTACTATCTGTAATACCTTCTGTAGTAGGGTCATTGATATAGCCCACAATTGCCACAATAACACAACCTAATGCAAAAGGATTACCAAAAAGCTGCTTCACTTGTGTTATGAGTATCTCCCAACTTGTAAACATTTCTGGTTTTGCACCAACAGCTGCCAACACTATCGCCACCAATCCAAACCAAAAATACGGATTTTTTGCCCTTACCTTCCAGTTGATTTTTTTCATAGCTATACCTTCCTTTCTTCTAATATACTTATTCTATTCTCGTGTTCTGCTAGCTGTTCATCTTGTTTATTATTGTGTGCCCATATTTTGACATGACTATCATGATTATGATTTTCAAATTTCTCCATTTTTGACTCTAAATGCTCACAAGTATCATTTAATTTTGTAATGGTATTTGTCAAATTCATAATAGGCTTTGTGACTGTAGCAATCAGCCCTAGCAACGCAATCATTACTGTTACAATTTCCCATTCCATACTATTCCTCCCTTCTCCCTTATACTAAAATGAAAAACATCTCAAAAAATCTCAATAAAAAAAGAGTTAAAAAACGTTTTAATGCTTTTTAAAACTCTTTTAAACTTCTTTTTCAGTTTTTTCTGTTTCTTGTTTTTCTCCTACAATCTCTAAATACTGCTTTTGTGTAATTTTCCCCAACGTTACATATCTTTGTAACTGGTCTTTTCTCACAAAATTCCTTTCATATCTTTGTTTTAATATCTCAAACATTTCCATTTCCTCCTTCTAACACTGCTAATTCTAAATCTACCATTTGTTGTGCTAACACTCGCCTTTCTTGCTGTGCCTCAAAATTCTGTAATTCTAATTCTGATATACTTTGCATAATGATTTCACTGTCAGATGGTGGTTGTGGCATTTCTTCTTTCTCTACTTCTTCCCACACACCATTGACATACCTTTTCCCTAACGGAGAAGGTTCGTCATCTGTCAAAAGTATCATATCCTCTGCATCTACTTCTTCAGATAAAAAAGACTCCGCAAAGCAAACACCGTTGCTATTAATTTGTGCATATCTCATATAAAATACCCCCTTAATAAATCAATAAAATTCGATTGCTTGCCAGCGTACTCCATAACTTCCACTTGCAGTCCCTGCAAATCCTGGTAAATATATAAAATATGTTGTCCCTATAGTATCAATGTTATCTTCACTTATAGTGCCAGACGCATTAAACATTTTACCTGAAGTTAAAATAAAAGTTTTAGAAGGTACAACTGTTGATAATGTTATTCTATATTCATCTTCTACAGGTATTCCATTTTTTATACTTACAAAAAAAAATCCTCTTTGTATATTCTTAATGCTAACACCTCTATTTAATAAATCTAAATATCCTGCTCTTGTACTTGTAAGTCTCGTATTTAAATTAGCAGCATTTGTATTTATTGTATCAATTTTACTTGCTCTTGCACTTGTCCAATCTGTCAACAGCTTATTCAGCTTCGCCATTACTGTACCTGAGGAAGTCGTTCCGCCTGTATTTGCTGTTGTGCCTATAGCATTATTTATTGTATCAATTTTACCTGCTCTTGCCGTTGTCCAATCAGTGAGCAATTTATTCAGTTTTGCCATGATTGTTCCAGCTGATGCTGTACCACCTGTATTTGCTGTTTGCCCTATCAATTCTTTTATACTATCTATATTTTGTTGTACTTCTTCTATATCATTTTGACTTGCACCCTCTACATTTACGCTTCCAATCATAGTATCACCCTTTCAATATAATATTATTTCTGTTGTTATTTCTGATATGGGCTGTTTCATTGCTCTTACTCTTACTTTTCCAGAAAATGTCTCTGAAATAGCACAAAATCCACAACTTACTGCTACTTTCATACTTTGAGACAGTATAATTATGTCAGCTCTATTATCTTCTGTTGCTTGTTGTAGTACAATATCATAGTATTTTGGATAAATGTTACTGTCACTTTGCCATCCATTTGTTGAAATTGTAATATAAAAATATTGTGGTTTATCAGCTTTTTTATTTTCTATTTCTTCTATTGCTGCAACAGTGGCGTTAGTAAGTTCACTGATTTTACTTGATGTATACCCTTTTACTCTTTGTAAACTTTTTTTAATCTGTTCAAAAGTTACTATTTTCATTTATTTCTTACCTCCTTTACACAAAAGGAATAGGGGAGAAAATCTCCCCTGCCATTATGCACTTGCTTCTACTGTACCAAACACTTCATCTAGCATTGCGTTGACTTCTTCTGTTGTAGCAACTTCTTGTTCATACACTTTTGTTTCTACACCATTTATTTTAATATTACCATTTGTAGCACTTGCTTCTACTTTTACAGCACCTTCTGCAATGCCGTCTAATTTTGTTATTTTTTCTGTAGCAATCAGTTCTTTTCCTTCTTCTTTTAAAACATAATCCTCTAAATTTACACTAGTATCATCAAGCTGTTCCAACTTTTCGCCAATTTTAGCATAAATATCATAATGATTTGTTTCAGTATTAAAAAGCAAATACATTACATTTTCTTGTGCGTCAGCAATTTCTGGCAATGTATCCACTTTTTCAAATTTCGCATGACCTGCTTCTGCAATCGCTGCTTTAATCCCTTTTTCTGTTTCTAGTTTTGTCCTTTCTGCTAATAATTTTAATGCTTCTAATTTTGTTGTTTTTGTTAAACTCATAATAAAATCCTCCTATTTTTCAAATACTTCGTTTAATACTTTTTCTACTTCTTCATTTGTTGCTACATAATTTTTGTAAAATTCTTCTATGTCTAAACCATAACCACCCTCTGTAATTTCCCCTGCAATACCATGATATGCCTTTAATAATACAAGACTTGCTTTGATTTCTTTTTTGGGTATTTTATCTGCAAAAAATCGTACTGCACCATTTATTGTTTGCACTGTAGTATTCATACCACAACCCCTTGCAACACTCATATCATTAGGGTATATGCTCACAATCGGTATCATGTTTTCTGTAACATCTTTTTGCACTATATCTATGTATACGCCTCCCTCTCCACCCTCTATATTTTCTAACCACCCTGTAATCGGTATTACAATATCCCTTTGCTTTATCTGATTTTGTAAATCCTTTTTAGAAACATAAACTAAATTTGTATCTATTTTAAAGTTTAAGGCTTCTTTATTTATAAGTGCGATACTCATAGAAAGAGCGATTTCTGTCTGCATACCATCTGTAGAACGTACTTTTACAACATCTGCCATATTTGCAACAGCAATTAATCTATTTTTTGTATCAAATATTCCCATTTCCCTCATTGTAAAACCGCCTGCATCAGACGGAACTAGTGTATCTACTCTTATTACATTAGGGGATTGTGGCGACTCTTCATAATTTATAATATCTCCACGCCATACCTCATTTTTTAACGCTGTCATATCTGTAGTAGGTATATAAGGTAATCCTCCACCATCTCCTACTGCATAGTAAACAGCATCTACTTTTACACCATCATGTATTGCTTTTGTCATAGCAGCTGTACCAATATCTGTTACAACAGAAAAATATTTTCTTTCTGACATATTAAACCACCTCCAAATAAATACCAACATGAGCCCTACTGCCAACTGCAATATTTGCTTCTGTTTTCCATTCACTAGCTGTATAGGGTAAAACATGAATATAAATTGCTGACTGCACAAAAGAACCTACTGTAACAGTATTTTGTATATTTGGCAAAATATATTTTAAATTCCAACCAATATGAGCCGGTTTTACTTCCTCAATCGTATGAACTACATCATATAAATTGACAGATTGCAGTATTTCTCCCTGTATAGTAATCATCAATCTTTTTTGAAATGCTACAATAATATTCCCTGTGATATAACATTGTAATGTTCGCTGTATCAAAAATAATATTAATTTTCCTGCACCTCTCCATTTTGCTTTTATGGCAGCTTGTCTTTGCTCTATTGGCTTTGATTTCCCTTTTCTATTTAATTCCTTTTCAAAAATATCTAATCCCCATGTTGCACTATCTAAATATTGCTGTTTGGCTATTTCTTTTATATTTTGTTCTGCCTTGTCTAACTGTATTGAAATTGTTTTTGTTAATTCCAGCGTAAATTTATCTTTTCTATAAATTTTATGTAGTAATTTCAGTAGTGTATTCTGTATTATCATTCAACAGCACCAACTCTCCCAATAGCATAACTTCTTCTTTTTTACAAGTGATATTTTGTGTCAATCCGTTTAGTGTCATATTTTCGTAATCAAGCACATTTTCTACAGATAATATATTTGCTCCTATTTGTGCAAAACTTGCATAGTCTTGTTCAAATGCAATCTGCTTTAAATAATTTGTAATTTTTGTTTTCATTTCTTTTTTTACAACTTCCAAATTGGCATATTTAGAAGTATGAAGCATAACAGAAACATTGATTATTTTAGGTTTTGCACTTTCTACAGTGCAATATGCTCCTATAGGTGCCTGTCCTTCTCCTGTGCCTGTACAATTAGGGTCTATATAGTTTTGTACTTTTTCTACTAATTCTGTACTTGCTGGCTGTCTTTCTAAATCAATAATCACAACTTTAACAGTATTATCCCCTGCCCACAAAGGAAAAACATGAGCTGCTCCTACTCCTTCCACTTCTTTCGCCCATCTCTTATAGTGATAAATATTTCCTGATGTAGCTGGTTCTCTTAATCTTTCATAATAACGTAAAAGTAAATCTTCATCGCTTTCTGCCTCATAACCGCCTTCTGTAGAAACTTCATTAACACAACTTGTAATGCCTTGTATGGTAATAGGCATTTTTGTAATACTACCCACAGGCACATTGCTACTTGCACCTACTAAAACTGCTTTTATAGAAATATTTGCTTGTTCTACTACATTTACTGTTTCTACTGCTTCAAATCGAACAAGTCCTTCTGTTTCAAATAAATCTCCTTTTGTTACAATACCATTTCCTTTTACTTTTACAACGCCTTCTGCAAATGTAGCTTGTCGTCTTGTAATACCTGTTCTTTGAAATATAAAACGCTCTCTTTCTTTTCCATATGTATTTTCTACATCTAATTTTTCTGAAACAATTTGCAGTTTTTCTAGTAAATTTTTAATTCCAATCGCAACCGCCTTTAGAATGTCCCATAAAAAATACCCCTTTGTTTTTTCATAACTATCATCAATTTCTGAAAGCAGTTCTTTTTGCAAAACATCTGCTGACTTTCTATACTCCATATAACTGCACTTCCTTTTTGATTTCTTCTTCTGTTATCAATACTGTTGTAAATAATATATGTAGTCCCTTTTTTTCTCGTATTACTTGATAGTCTGTTACCTCCTTGATATATCTATGATTTAGCATTTGTTCTGTAATTTCTCTTTTTAATTCTGACACTACATAACTCATAGGAATATTTTTTTCACCAATATAACGATAAATAGATATACCAAAATTTTCTGTTTCATCTATATTATAAATACCATATTTGTTTAATTCTGTACGCAATACTTTTTCTATCCATTGCTCCATTGTTTCAACAGATGAACATAGTACAGTTTTTCCGTCTATTATTTTGTGTTGTCCTGTTTTATAATCAAAAAAACAGCTTTTGCCTAAAGGTTTAACGCTGTTTTGCTGTTGTGATAATTTTTTATTTAATTGTTCTAAATCTGCATAGACAGTAGGAAACATTATTCATCACCTATTTTTTTAACCTTTCCTATTACAAAATATGTTTGATTATCTGGAGAAACTACAAGCAATACTTCATCACCTGCTTTTAAAGTATCCTCAAAACAAATTTCTGCACTTGGTAGTGCTATTGTTTTTATAGTGACATCTGTTGTAACAGTATGACTGTGTGGGCTTGCTCCTTCTCCCCCATCATTTACAATATTTGTTGTACCTTTTCCATTTGCTGTACCTGTTGCTATTTGTTCTGGTATTGTGGCAATTTTAGTAAATCCATTTAGTAAATTTTCAAGTACATAGCATTTTGTAAGCAAAACACTACCATTTAATATACTGATTTTTAATTTTGGAGGTGGTGTAATCACTATTCCTAATATTGCCCCTAATATAGCAGGATTTTCTCTTTGTTTTAATTCTTTTGCAAATGTCGTTGCCCAGTCCATTATTATCAAATCCTCTCTAATTCTAATGTCATAGTATGTATTCCTTTTGAAAAAGTATGATTACAGCTTGTAATGAGAAAGTTGCCTAAAATTTCAGATTTTTTATGATTTATTGTAATTGTTCTTCCTGCTCTGGTACTGTCATCTCCTAACAAATTTACACTTATTGTTTCTTCTATTTTGTTGTATTGTTTTAATTTGTTTTGTGCAATATTTTGTGCTTTGTTAAATTCTTTTTCGTCAATAGTTTCTATTTCCTGCAACAATCCATATTTTTTTATATTTTGTTCGTCTTTTGCTTCACCTAATATACGAACACTTTTTTCGCTTCCTGATACAATTTTGACATCATTTTTCATTTCTTCTATACTCCATACTTTATTGAAACTACCTATTTCATTTGTAACAGGAAATGCTGCTATATTAACTGCTGGCTTAAACATAGGCTGTATTGTAATGCTTCCTTTTTCAAATATATAAAAACTATCTCCTCTCATTTCTTTGATATAACTTTTTGCTGTTTCTGCTGTTTCTTGTTCTAATATATCCTCTATAATATCAGCCGCTGTTTTATCATAATAAATATGTTTTATATTACTTCTCATAGGAGCAATTTCTCCTATTTTAATGTTTAATTCATCACATAATTGTTGTATTGCCTTACCTGCATTGATGCCATTAAACTGCTTTATCACTTTGCTTTTATTAAAATACCAACAAAAATCATACGCTTTAAAATTTTGTTCTGTTGTTGCTGATACTGTTTTACTTACAATAATCCCTCTAAATATTTCATATTCCTTTGTAAAAAGTACCATATCACCTACTTCTATTACAAATTTTGTAAAATACTTTTCGTCAGATGTTGCTATAGAAAAATCAAATTCCATACCTAAGCTTTCTATACTATCATTCCAACTTATATTACCTGCAATATCTGAAACATCATAACATTGATTTTGTTTTACAATGATTACTTGATACGTCATATTTTATACTTCCTTTACTTTTACAAAACGATATTCTTTTAGTTCTACAGTATAATTGATGTCCTTTCTTCTGTTAATTTGTGCTGTAAATTTTTCTATTGTATATGCCATATTAGATAATTCTTTCATATCATCTAAAAATATCATTCTAATAGGTACTCTTAAATCTGCATATTTCTGAAAAAAAGCAACATATTTCCAACCATCTTTTTCACTTCCTGCCCTTTGAAATTTATAGTTTTTGTTCACAGGAAAAAAGGACTGCAACGTTACAGTCCTTAATCCCTTTGTTCCTATTAAATTGATGTCATTGTTTATGCTTTCAAATGTGCTGTTGTTCCATGTTTCTACTAATTCCGGCATATTTTCTGGTAATACTGGTAATAGAAGCACTGTTTCTCCATTATTTGCCGATACCACTATATCCATTTATTTCATCTCCATTAAAAAAAGCACATACATTTTATTGTAAGTGCCTTTTTACTTTTATTTATTTGTTATTGGTACAAATTCCAATTTGATTGCCATACCAAGCCCATTCGCTAATTTTTTAAGTGTTTGTAAAGAAGGATTTGCATTACCATTTTCTAATTTGCTAATATCGTTTTGTGTGATACCAGTCATTTCTGCTAATTCTTTTTGTGTGATATTTTTTTCTTCTCTTGCTGTAATGATTGCTTTTATAATTTGATATTCTATTTCAGTTTTATCCCATTCTTGCTTAAATTCTTCATTTTCCATCTGCTCTTTTAAACTCTCTCTAAAATTTTTACTCATTTTTACACTTCCTTTCTTGATACTGTTGTCTATATTTTTTTGCAAGCATAATTTCACTTTTAGGTGTTTTTTGTGTTTTTTTAACAAAACCATTTGTTAATATAATTTTATGTCCAATTACAAAAAAATATAAAACTCTAGTAATATTATTTCCTTGTACTGCTCTTATTTCAAATATACCATCTTCAAGCGATTTAGAGTAGGGTTCTCTTAATTCATTACCTCTTAATTCTAGTAATTCCAATAATCTATATAGTTTAACTTGCATTTTTGTATTTTGGGATAATATAAATTCTTCTGCTGGATAAGTTCCATCATCTTTTTCAAAAAATTCTACTTCAAAATTACTCATTTTTCACCTCAGTATATCACTATATAACATTTTATATATATTATTATATATCATAAAATATATATTTTCAATTTACATTATATATTTCCTTGTGCTGCTAATACTTTTTGTACAATAATACTTCCTAGTTGATTTGCATACTGTTCATTGCCTATCACATTGCCTTGTACTGTAATATGTACATTTACAGAATTTCCTGATTTTAATAGTTGTTTTGTTTTGTCAGCTGGTGTTACTTTACTTCCTGAAGGCATATTGACAATTTCTGCACCATGTTCCCCTACTAATGCTATACCACCATTAAAATATTGTGTTCCTGTAGCAAATTGAGGAATATTTATTTTTTGTGCAATTCCACCTATCAAGGGGACATTTGAAATCTTTTGTGCAACATTATTTATTTGACTTGTAATGCCATTGATACGCCCTTTTATCACTTCTATCACACCCAAAAATATACTTTTGATACTTTGCCATATACCACTAAATATATCTTTTATACCTTGCCATGCTTTTGACCAATCACCTGCAAAAATACCACTTAAAAATGTCAATATACCATTAAATGCCGTCAATAGACCTTCAATCAATACTTGTACATGAGGCAATACTGCACCTATTACAGCAAAAAAGTTTTGAAATGCAATACCTATTCCTGAAATAAATACATCTGTAATCCATGCTACAAAAGGCTGTATTGTCTGCCATAATAATAGAAACGCTTGCCCTATTTGTGATAATATAGGCATTATTTTTTCACTAAACCAGCTATATAATTGTTGTAATGCTCCTATTGCAGAACTGCCTACACCTGCTGCAAACTCTTTTAATCTTGACCATAATTCTTGTACCTTTATACGAAATAATTCACTTTTTTGATAAAGTAATACAAAAGCACCTACAAGCACACCAATACCAACTGCTACTAACACAAAAGGATTTGCAAGTAATGATGTTTTTAATGCACCAAAAATAAACTTTGTTATACTACCTGCCTTATTTACTTCTTTTAGTGCTTTGCCTGCAACTATTATTGTTTTTAGTCCTACAAAAGCACCTGCTAAACCTGCAATTACTGCTTTAACTTCTTGTATATGCTCTTTAAAATATTGAAATTTTTCTTTTAAAAAGGAAAATATTTTACCTGCTAAAAAAGAACGCATACTACTCATAGATAATATAGCTTCTTTTCCTAAATCCTGCCACATTGTACCGAACAAAGTATTACCAGCAAAAGCACGTGTTTCTTCGTCATCTAATTCACGTAATCTTTTGATTGTTTCAGAAAATGCTTCTTTTGCACTACTTCCACCTTCTAAAAATTTTTTCTTCATTTCGTCAGCATCTAATCCAATAGAATGAAATGCTTTTGTTGTTTCTTCTGAACCTTTAAAAACATTTTGTTTTAATTTCACAAAAACCCTATTAACGTCTTCTTTCTCAACAGATGCTATCATTTTCCCTGCAAATTTTTCTATCTTTTTAGGTACATTATTTAAAATATTCGAAAATGCTTCTACAGCTTTTGGCAATTTATTACTTAAAAAATTTGCAAACTGATTAAGATAAGGTAGTATTGTTTCTCCTATAGGTAGAAATGCTACAGACAACTGCCGTCCAATTCCTGTAATTGCCTTTGAAAAACTACTATACTTTATTTTGTTTATTTCTAGCATTGTTTGTCTATTTTTATCAAAAGCACCGCCCATTTTATCCATATTTAATACAACATCTTTTCCCAAATCTTCCCACATCGTACCAAACAAAGCTACACCTGCTGCATCTTGTGCTACAGCATCATCCATTTGTTTTAGTCCTTGTATTGTTTCAAAAAAGGCATTTCTTGCTGTATCACCTCCTACAGTAAATTTTTGTGCCATTTCATTGGCATTTTTTCCTATTGCTGTAAATCCTTCTTGTGTTGTTTTACTGCCATCTATGGAGCGAATACTAAATTCTTTTAAGGCATCACCTATTTTATCTATATTCCAAGCACCATTTTCTGTACCACTTGCAAATATAGCAAACATATCTTCTGCAGATAAACCTAACTTTTTTACTTGAGAGGAATATTCATTGATACTGTCAACCAATTCTCCAGAAAAATCTAAATTTTGTTGTGCTCCTTGTCCTATCAAATTAAATGCCTCTTTTGATGAAACGCCAAAATTTTTCATTAAAGCATCTACAGAACGCATACTTTCTGTTACATCAGTACCAAAAGTATCCCTTAATGCTAAAGCATTTTTTGTTGCTTCTTCAATAGATTTCCCTGTACCACCTAAATATTTTTGTACAGTTGCAACACTACTGCCAACATCTTCCCAGTTTTCACCATAATTACTGCCATAAACATCTTTTATAACGCTTTTTAATTGTTTCATATCTTTTAAAGATGTTCCTGTAGAAGCTGCTGTTTGCCTTATTGCAGTATCATAATCAGCAAAACTTTTCATACCTGCACCGATACTTACTGCACCAAATGCTGTAGCTGCCTTTGCTGTTTTAAATAACCCCTTTTCTATTTTTTCTGTAAATTTATTTGCTTGATTAAGTTGTGCTGAAAATTTTTTTGTATTTTTGTTTACATTCTGTAATGTGCTACTAAATTTATCTTTTAAATTTAATATAATCCCTATTGTTCTTCCCATAAATTTCACCTGCCAAAAAGAGCATTGTATTTCTCGGCTTCTTCATTATAATATTGTTCTCTTGCACAATGCAGAAACAGCCTTTCTAAATAAGACAAATTTGCTAATTCTGAAAGGCTATAACCTCTTACTACATAAAATGCGTACATAGCAAAATCTGCATTGTGTTTTATGAGTTTTTTATTTCTTCTGTTTTTTCCTCTGCAAAACTTTCTACACCATTTAATTTCATAGCTTCTTTTGCAATGAAGTCTGTTTCTTGTAAATCAAATAACTTTTCTACTACATCAAAAGGTTCTGCAATTCCCAATTCCTGATGCAGCTTTGTATCTTGTAGAATTGGACAACAATAATATATCAATTTTCTTTCTGCAGCAATATTTTCTGAAAGACTATTACCTTTTTGTCCTTCTTCTATAATATCTAATAATTTATTTTCTGGTATTGTTTTTAATAACAATGTACCACCTATAGAAGGTACTTCTATTTCTGCTACTTTCATTTTGTCCTGTTCTCTTTGTATGCTTCTTTGTATTAACTGTTCAAATGTAATTTTTTGTAATGTTTCTTTGCTCATTTTTATTCTCCTTTTTTATTTGTATTTTTGCATGAAAAAAGCACCTGTTTTCTATCTCAACAAGTGCTTTACAATTTTATTTTTTTCAGTTATACTAATATCATTAGGGCGGGGTGACCACCGCCTTCTGCAAAAGGCATTAGACGGTCAGCCTCTTTTGATTACTATCTAGTAAATAACTGCCCTAAAGGCTATGAAGGGCAGTTATTTTTTTGACCTAAAGTCAAGGATAATAACAACTAGCGTTGCGAACGCTATACAAAGGTATAAACATTCAAATGTAGTCATCATAACCCCACCTCCCCCCTAATAAGTGGGAGGCTGACTGCCCATCACGGTCACCTTGTCGTTATTTTAGCACATACCTTTTTTCTTTTTCAACAAATACTGTCAAAATTTATGCTGTTTCTAAAACGTCATAATCATCAAATGTAAAAGGCACTTCTTCCATCAATGTCCCTTTCGCTTCAAAATTGACTAAATTGATTTCAGATAACACTACCCCTTTTAACGCAATACGTTCTGTTTTTTTAGTATTTTTATTTGTAAGTTTTGATATAATTGTGATTTCTGGTTCTACACCAGTTTTTGCCATATCTGAAACAATTTTCAACACACTACTATCAATTTTATACATACTAAGTGTTCCTTCACCATTCCAACCTGTAAACAAATGATGTGTTGCATAATCTCCTATTACGGTAACATCTTCTAAATCATATGTAATTTTTGCTTCTATTTTTTGAATATTGGCTAAAAGCTGCCCATTTAACCACACATTACCATTTGTACCTATAAATATACTTTTTTTAGGCAAAGCCATAATAATCCCCTCTTTCTAAAACAATGTTACTGTAAATTTTAAATTTTCCATACTGCCTAATATTTTAATGTCACCTGCTAAAAACACAGTTCTTTTAAAAGCATTATTTTTGACTGTTTGTACCTCCCAATTTTCTGCTTCTGTTTTTCCTACTCCTAGCCACGCTAATCTTTGTGCTTCTACATCAACATCTGCTTTATTACTATAATTATTATCTAATACATAATCATTTGCCAACTCCTGAAAATAGGTGTTTATGGCACTGATAAAAAGTATTTGATTGTCATAATTATTTCTATAATTACCAATATATTCTTCTTTAAATACTCTACTAATGTCATCATTGATAATATCCATAGCTTCTACTGTTTCAATATATTTCATATCCTCAGTATTGTATAAGCCATCTGTTGTTGTCATGGAGTTAATACCAGCTGCAACCCTTACAAATTCATCATCATGAAACAATATAAACTTACCCTCTGATAATGCTTTGTCATTGTTTTCCATTTCTTCTACACTTTCTAAATTACTACATTTAAAATAAGTACAGCCTTTTTTGATATTGCATTTTGCCAATATCCCTATTAAAGAAGGGCAATAACTAGCACCATTTTGCTCTCCTCTTTCTTCATCAGCAAATACAACCGTTTCATTCCAAAAATTCACCAGATGTTTACAATCTGCTACTGCTATTTTATAAACTACTGCTTTATACGTTTTATTATTATTTTCTCTTGCTTTTATCCAGCTTGCAAGTGCTTCAAATTCGTCAGGTTTACCATCTGCTATAGTTATCCAGCCTGTTTTTACTTTATTTTCTATTATTTTGAGTGCTTCTGCTATTTTTCCCTGTTCTGCATCTATTCTTAGTACATGACATTCCATAACACCCCATATCAATACATCTTTTATATATCTCAAATTTTCTATTGTATAAAGTTTTTCATCAGCATCTGCTTGTGAAGCATCTTTATATTTTTTATACTGAAATGTTTTGTCTGTACTGTCTTTTATAATTAGTATGGCAATGCTTCTTTCACTTCTATCAATCAAAGAGCCTGCTAATTGTTTAAATATTACTTCTATAGAAGGCATTTTTACTGCCATAACACATACCCCCTTTAATATAATTTTGTTTTCAATTCTTCCATATAGTCGTCTGTTTGTTTTCTTTCTATTTCCTCTATCATTTCCAAATCAAAACTACAACACAATATGCCATCTGAATTATCGGAATGAACTTCTTCAATATCAAACCACATATCATTTATAGTAATACCATCTAAAAATGTTTGTTCTATAGCATTTTGTACTTTTATATTGTCAAATTTAGAACGATTTTCATTTTTAGCAAAAAAATAAATAAACACTGTCATATTTTTTTGTTGAAAAAAATAATTCAATTTGCCATTTTTATTATTTTCAATGATGATTTTTAAACTAGGTCTTTGAATAGGTTCTTTTAATTCTTCTGCAACAATAGGCACATCATAATCAAATACATTTTTTATTATATTTTTTATAGTATCATTTACTGATTTGTTCACGTCAAATATTGTTATCATAGTTCGTCTATCACTTCATCAATAAAATTTTCAATATCTTTTTCAAATTCTGACTGAAATTCTCTTGCACTTTTATCTAACACATAAAATGCTTTCGCTCTACCTAACACTACACCATCTTTTTTATTTTTAATATTGTGCCCTTGTTCTATCAAATGAGTATGCGGTGCTGCACCATATACCCTAACAGAAAATGCTCCATTACCACTATAAATATATACTTTTCCTTTTTTAATACTTTTTAAATAATTTCCTGTTTTCTTTTTAACATTTTGTTTTGCTCTTTGTTTCGTTTGTTTTTTCAGTTTTTGTCCTTCTTGGTTCATAAATTTTCTTGTTTTTTTAGGCATTTGTTTATTTGCTATATTTAGCAATTCCTCTGTAAATAAATCTAATTCTCTTGTGTTAATACTTATCATTATTCCACCACCAATTTACAAAAAATTTCTATTCTATCATTCCATTTATAATTAGGTTGAAAATATTTTATATCGTATCTTTGTCCCTCAAAAGCGAAATACATATCATTTGATAAACTATCTATTGCTTTTGTTCTAACTGTAAATTTATGGCTAATTTCAGCAAAAATAGTATTTCCTTGTCCTGTCTTTTCACTTCCTGATTGTGGCAATACTTCTGCCCATATTGTTTTTATTTTTTGATACTGATAATCCTTTTCCCCTAATTCATTTATTACTTCTATTTTTCCATACAATACTACTCTATTATTTAATCTGCTGCATAAGCTAGCCATTGTATTCCTCTTTTCTGATATGTGCTAATTGCGATACTATATTTTTAAACTGCATAGAAAGGGTATCTTTTGCTGAAATCACATCTCTATTATCATACCAATTTGCTACAAGCATATTGACAGCAGTACAATATAAAGCATTTTCATATCCTACAGAAACACCTGCATTTTTTAAATATTGTTCTGCACTTTGTTTTAATTGCTCTAATAAAATATCATCATCGTCTGTATCTATGCGAATGTACTGTTTTAACCTCTCTAATTCCATAAATTACATCATCCTTTTTTCAGATAAAGCAATCCTTTTGCCCCTACTAATTTTTTATTACTTCCTGTAACTGTTTCACCAATTGCCATTTTACCATCTGCTATTGTCAATGCTTTATGTATCCATTTGTTTTTATCTTCATCAAAATATTTTTTATAATACATTGCTAAATTGCTATTCAAACAATATTGTGATAAATCTACTACTGCACCAAATATAGCACCTTCTTCTGCATTTATAAAACTTGGAAATTTATCTACTGTCAAAACTTCTCTACCATTTAATATCTTTTGTCCCCTTTCATTTATTCTACCTAATCCTATTTTTTGTCCTGTAGTATCTGTCATACCATTTAAGTACATTTCCCATGTCTTTTTTGCCATAACATATATTACACTATCTTCATAACTTTCGGGTATTTCTCCTTCTACTTCTGCCCACTTTTTCACTGTACCAATATCTGTTTCTGTCATAGTAATCACTTGATTTTCTGGTAATGTATATTTTGTAAATCCTAAAGGCTGTCCATTTCCACTACCTTCTACAATAGCTGTTTCTAATGCTTTTGTCATTGCCTTTTTTAACTGATTTACAACAGTTGCTTCAAACAAAGGCAATGAAACAGTTGCAGAAAGTAATCCAATCGCAACCCTTGCTTCCAACACGTGATAACTAAAAGTTAATTTTGTATTCATTTCCGCCTTTTGTTCTTCTGATACTTCATTCTCTGATGCAAGCCATGTTGCTATAATATTAATATCAGAAATCGGAATTTCTAACCCTCCCTGATAAGATGTTTGATTGATACGAGATAATATTTTTCCCTCTATTGTCATATCTTCAATGACTTTATTTTGTATTGTGGTAGGAATAACTGCACCTATATCAGACACTGTTGTTAGTGCTGCTGTTCTTTTTTCATTAAATTTTTGTGGTATTGGTTCGCCTTTTAATACATAATTTTGAAATGCTTTTCTATATTCTATTGTACTGTAAATATCTTCCTCACTTTCTAAACTTCTATTTGCTGTTTGAAATGTTGCAACTGCTTGAAATGGTTTTGTATATTGTTGTGGTTCTGCTTTTCGTGCTTCTGGAGGCAAATCATTATGATTTGATTTTTCTATTTGACTTTTTATATTTTCTATCTCAATATTTGCCTTTCGCAATTCCATTTCTGCAGCATCTAGTTTTTCTAAATTATCTGCATTTTTAATATTTTCTAATGCTTCTATTTTTCTTTGTTCTGCCTGTTGTAACAATTTTTCCAATTCCATATATATCCTCTCCTTTTTAATTTCCATATAACAATAACAATTTTTTCTTTCTCAATATGATATTTTTATTTTGCTGCAACATTTGCTTTAATTTTTCTATATTTCTAGCATAAACTGTTGTTGTATCATAAAACGGGGTATCTACCACACTAACATCGCTCAATTTTTCAATATTTGTAATTTCTCTATCAGTTTGATTTTTTGTTGTACTCCAACTATCTCCTTTTTCTGCTACAACAAAAGAAAAAGACATTTTATCAATCAACCCCGACTGGATTGCCTTGTAAATGTCCCTGTTACTTTGTGTATTTCTTAAATTAGCTTGTATTTTCAATCCCTTTTGTTCTTTTATCAGCTTCAAACTATTATTTTTTGTTCTAGCCATAATACACCATGTATCATTATGATTATATCTTAATATCACATCACTCAAATCGGTATTATCCAAAGCCCCCCTTTTTATAACTTCTGTAAAAGTATATTCTCCAAAAGTATGCTTTGCTGGTTCATCATATACTACAGCATAACCTTCAATTCTCATTTCATCTGTATCATTTGGCAATGCTGTTATATTTAAAAACCTTTGTTCTACGTTCACGTTTTATCACTCCCTTTCCCATTCATTTGATAACTGTCCGCTAATTCTGCATTGATATAGTTCAAACTTTGCTTTCTCTTGTTTCCGCCCTCAAAAGGAGGATAACCAAATACTGACAATATTTGATTATCTGTAAATGTTCCTCTGCTACTCAATATATCTACTGCTGCTATTTTATTAGCCATAGAAGTATAAACAAGCCCTTGATTATAAAATATAATTTCATTTCCAAACTCTAATTCATTTTCTGTAAAAAGTGTTGCACTAAAGCATCTCCCTAGACTAATTATCATATTTTCAAGTGTTTTTTCATAAAATGCTTGATATTGTTCTTCCGTAAAATCACCATTGTATATTGCCATAGAAATACCATACTGATTTAATATTCTTTGTTCTACAAATTCCATAGTATCCTTATCCAACACTTTAGGATTTAACTGTATTGGTATAAAATCGCTTTTAGCGTCCATTGTTAAAAATCCACTTTGTCCAGCATTTAATTTTTGTTCAAAAGCAATTCTTTGTTGTTTTTGTTTTTCTTCATCAAATAAACCCACCATTTTTACAATGCCTCTTACTCCTGTTGTAGAACGTACTGCATTGTCCATACTTTCTATTACAGTATGGTCTGTTTTAAGTAATTTTAATATAGCATTATTTGCTGCGCTTCCTGTACTATCTCCTCCCATAAATTCATTTGCACCAAAATCTTTACGCCAATGTATAATGTCTTTATATGGAAATATATAACTTTCTCCATTCGCAAACAAAAATTCTATAAAAAGTGTGCCTTTCTCATTTTCTAAAAATGTTGTTTGAATAGGTTGCAAAGGATAAAATCCAGTATATTCTCTTTTTACATACCCCTCTTTTATAGGAATTTCTTTAAATGTAGTATAAATAAAAGCATTTTTATACATTTCCCTTAAATATACAATTTTTTCTAAAAAATCTGTTGTTGTCATAAAAGGATTAGGCTGGAAATGCAATAATCTGTTAATACTTCCTTTTACCGTTTTCTGCATACCTTGTTCATCTGTTTTGATATGTCTTGGACTGCATTTTCCTATCGCTGTTGCAATACATCGTATACACCCTTGTACAATATCGCTTGCATAAATATCATTACCAAATTGCGAAAATATAGGTGTACTACCATTCATCATATTGATATAGTGATATTTTTGTTGTTTTGTACGAAATCTATCCAATATCCCCAATTTATCACCTTCTATCTATTTACAAAATCCATAAATTCTTTTTTATATCTGTCTAGCATAACATAACACATTATCATTGTAACTGCTCCATCAATACGTTTATTGGCATTATCCAGTGTTTTTTTAGGCATAATTCTAGCAAATTTATCTACACTACAAGCTGTATTCTTCAAACAATAAATATCTAACGGATTTTGATTATAATTGACAATATTACCTGTTTTTAAATCTGCTTCTAATAGTTTCATAGGTGTAGAAAGTGTTTGATAATCTTGTGCTACTTTTTCTGTATCAAATCCATAATATTCCATTTCATTTACAAATGATTTTGCATTCCATCTATCATGTCCTTCTTTCCACACTCTAATATTATACTTTTGATACAATGAAACATACCATTGCACTACCATACTATAATCTACTTCATTACTGGGGCATATTGTCAATAAATTTTGTTTTGCCATTTCAAAATAGTCAATACCATCTTGTTTACTTTGTTCTATTTTAGACTGTGGTATAAAATAATGCTGAAAAAAATATTTCTGTTTTTGTCCTTTTTTCATCAAAAGTATTCTAGCACTTGTTAAATCTGTTGTTTCAGACAAATCTGTTGCAGCCAATGCAAAACAATTTTGAAATTCTTCTATATCAAATGTCAAATTATTTTTAATATCTTTTTCTAACAACCACGTTTCTACACTATTTTGTTTGATATTAAAATCTTTTGACAATGTAAATATTCTGTCTGCTTTTGATGCCTGTGCTTTTCTCAATTCTTTTTTTAAATATTCCACTTTTTTAATTGTGCCCAAACTTGGATTTGCTTTTTTCCAACTTCTTTCATTTTGATATATTTCTTGTTCACTATCCATAGTATACAGCCACGACAAAAGTTCCTCGTCCTCTCTCTCTCCTCTCAAAACTTCCCTAGCATATTTTAGTTCATTATCTAAATAGCCATTTTCAACAAATCCTTCTGTAGTAATATTTATAAATATAGGTTCCTCTTTTGATGATTGTGATTGTTCAATACTTTTGGCAATGATATTTGATTTCATTTCGTGGCTTTCATCTAGTATTGCAAGTTCTATATTTCTACCTTCTTTGTTTTGTGTTTTTTCAGACAATTTTGTAATAGTGCTATCATTTTTTAAATGAAATATTCCTTTTAAATTTTTATGAGTATATTTTTGTTTTGTATCAAATTTTGCTCTCATATTTGCAATTTCAGAAAATATCAAATTCGCTTGTGCATCATCATTACTACTACATACAATATCACTTCCTGCATTGCCTATCATAAACTCTGCAAAACAAATTGCTGCACAAAATGTACTTTTGCCATTTTTTCTGCCCACAAGCAATATCAGCTTTTTAAATCGCCTAATTTTTGTATCTGCAAAATAAAAAGAATAAAATACTTCTATGACAGCCTTTTCCCATAATTCCAATAAAAAAGGTTTATTATGAAAAGGACTTTTTGTATGTTTTACAAATTTTTGTATAAAATCAATTCTTTTATGTGCCTTTTTCATATCATAAAAATATCTATTATTTTCTAAATCACAAATACAGTTTTTAAGACATTGCAGAAGTTCTTGTCCAATAATTACACTATACTCTGTTTTATTTACTGCTTTATTATAATATTCTAAAAAATAAGAATGTTTTCCATTGATAGTGCAATTTTCTATATCATACATCTGCATCACATTCTTTTAGCCACACATCAAAAGCATTTTCTTGTTCATTATCCAATTTATGAAGTAGGGAATATAATTGCTTGATATTGAGTGCATAAATATTTGCTGTTCTTCTATATTCATTTGCAATAGGTAATGCTTTTTGTTTTGTACTGTCTTTTGGGTGTATCAATAACATTCCTGTTTCTGACATAATTTCTCTCATTTCGCACAATGTTACTTTTTGATAAGCGGTTTCTTCTAACAATCCACTTATGAAATCTAATTCTTTTTGTTCTAATTTTGAAAAAATTTGTTTTAATTTTTCAAACTCTTTTTGATATTTTTGTTTTCTGTCCATTTTCTCACCTTGATTTCATTTTTAGTATTTGCGTGCAAACAATGGATAGGCTGCGGTCTAGGAGTATAAGTACAAAAAAATAAAATAGGGGGGTTATGGTACAAAATTTTCAAACCATTTTTCAATATACTTTTTATATTCTTCCTTTTGATATTGTCTTTCATCATTACAATATTCTAATCTTTGTAAACATTCTTCTTTTGTTGCTTGCATATATATTAGTTCTGCTGCTAATTCTTTTGCTGCTGTTTCTCTATCACGTTTGTTTGCATAACCACCTATTACCCAAGCATTTTTAAATTTACCATATCTTGTTTTAATTTGGTCAAACAAATGATTTTTAAGTGCAAAAACATTGTATGATAGCAATGAAGGTTTATCGTATTGTGGTAAAAAAGAAACTGCTTCAAACAGTCTGTCAAAAGACAATACAATATCTCCTCTTGTCATATATTCTTTGATATAAGTGCTTTTTCCTGAAAAAGGTGCACCATAAACTAAAAATACTTTTTTGTTTGTATTTGTAAATCTACCATGTTTTTTATTATGGCATTCATGACAAGCTATTTTTAAATTATCAGCATTTAAAGAAATATTGACATCATTTACATTTTCTTTTGTCAATTCTTTGATATGGTCAACTTCTACATCTCCAAATGTTGAAATCACTTTACCGCAATATTCGCAAATAATATTGCCATTTGTTTTTTGGCTTCTTTGTGCAATTACTACCTTTCTGACGTCATTCCATTGTTTGCTGTTGTAAAACTGTTTCATTGTATGCCACATTACCACATTTTCCCTTCTGCTTCTTTTTCTCTTAATTTCATAGCCTTTTTATCATTTTCTACTTTATGAGGATTATCCTGCCATTTCTTTTTTGCAGCATTGATTAAAAAGAATTTTGCAGCCTGCACATCAGCAGGAACGTGCATTTTCTTTTTGACTTCCTGCAATTCTTCTTTTTCCCACTTTTTTCCTTTGTCATCATATCCAGTTTGTTTTACTTTGATATAGTCTGTTATTTCATAATCATAGCCTTTTGCCCTTTCAAATAAAGAACGTTCTATCTGTTCCACTTGTGTTTTTAAAGTATTACGCTTTACCATAGCACAGTGCTTCAAAAGTGCTAAAAGTGCTACATTTTGCTTTTTTATTTTGCGAAACGTGGAATAACCTATTCCTAAAAGTTCTGCAATTTCTGCTTCTGTTAATCCCTGCAATGCCCATTCTTCAATGGTTTTAAGGCATTTCATTATTTTTTGTTCTGCCGTTTCTGACATCACAATTCCCCCTTATAAATGTAGCACTTTTTCGTTTTTACTGCTATGATTTTCAAACCAAACGTTTTTTTCAAAAATATTGCACAAAAATAGTCGAAAAGCATTATAAATACTTACTTTTCAGCACTTTATTTTATTTTTATCAAATTTAACATTTTATAATAAACTGTTAAATATTTTTTATTACCACATTATAATGTAATTTTCTTTTTTATTTCTTTTCTTTTTTACCAAAACTTATATTTTAAAAATAACTCTCTAAAAAAATAGTTTGTCACTTTTCTACAAATGGTAATTGACAAACTAAATCATCTTTGCATTTTTGGTCTATGCCGATATATCTCTTTGTAATAGAAATATCTGACTGATTAAGCAATTCTTTTATTGCAACAACATCTTTACTATTTTGATATAACCAATAGCCAAATGTTTTACGCAATGTATGACAGCCTATATTTTCTGTATAACAAAATGCTTGTGCTGCTTCATTAAGTATTTGCCATACTCTTACTCTTGTGATAGGCTTGGGTGGTTTTCTATTATTCGGGAAAACATATTCATAACTACTTTTGCCTTCACAATATTTTTGAAATATCTTTTTCAATTCTGGGTGTATGATAATATCAGCTTTTTTATTTGTCTTACTCTCCAGAAAACAAATACGGTCTTTGTTTTTTATATCTCTCACTTTCAAAGGCAATATGTCCCCTATACGTCTACCTGTATATATTCCCGTCCAATACAACACATAATCTCTTTCGTTTTTCTCTCTCAAATAATCTCCAAAATCCAACACCACACTATAATCTGTTAACGGTTTTACTTCACTCACATACACATTCCCCCTTTCCCATAAAAAAAGCCCTGCAATAACAACTATTGCAAGACTTGACCTATTTCCACGTTTTTAGTATAACACAAAGTATTGTATAAAAGTGTACAGTTTTTGTACAAAAATGTACAGATTTTTAAATGTCAATCAAACATATCATCATTTTCTTTTTGTCTTGCCCAATACTCCTCAATGCTCTTTTTCATTGTTACACACTTTTCATAATCTATTAATTTCCCCTTAAAACAATTAATGTGAAATTTTAGTAAGTGTTTAGCAAAATATTCAATATATATTTTTTTATTTAAAATGCTATCTTGACTATCTTCATCGTCTGAATTAAAATTTTTAACACAACCATTTTTTATATTTATAATATTACCTTTATTATCCATAGTTATGCTTCTACGATATTCAATATTATTTTCATTCTTTATAAATAAAATTAAATTATCTTTATCTTTCTCGTCAATGTTATTATTGTCATTATAACAACAAGAATTAAAAATATCAATTTTTCTTTTATACAGAAATGTTGATATAATAAACTTATTTGAAGGTACTGGTAATATATAAATTCTATTATCATTGTCACAATCAATAGTTAATATGATTTGATCATAACAAAATCCCAATTTTTTCTTCAAATCAATTAAATTTTTATCAAATTGTTTAAAATATTTATTCTGATAAGAAGAATTATAATATTGAATAAAATTTTTTACTATAGTATATATTATAATATTTTTCATATTTTCTGACATATCAAAACAAAAATGCAATATATTGTCATAATGAAGAATATATTCTTTTGAAAATATTTTTTCTATCATTTCTTTACTATTTTTATTGCAGAGATAACAAGCTGCAAAATATTCACTAAATGATTTATGTATCCATCTGCAATACTCTCCTTCTTTTATAAAAAATGGAACTGCTTGTAAAATATCTTCTAAAAAATCTTTTGCTTTTACTTTTTTATCTCTAAATGCTTTTGCTAATACCTTTTCAATTATATCAATTAGTTTTTCTTCTGTACACTCTACTATCTCATTTTTTACAAAATACCAACCTAAATAACTTAATACTGTTTTCATTTCTTCAATATCTAAACCACTTTTTTTAATATGTTTGTATCCATTTTTTGTAAGGTCATGTTCTTCATATAATACTGTATAAACTCTTTTATAAAACAAATGTTTTTTGTTAGGAATATCTCTATATCGTAAATATGTTTTATATAATAATGATACCATAAGAGGATTGCTTAAAAACTCATTTAATATAGCAATATTATTTTCTGTTTTTAATTTCTCTATCAATTCTTTTCCAATATTTACACTGTCTGGATATTCATCAGCACTACTATATTTTTCAATTAGTTGATATGCTTCTGCTTTTTTTAATCCTTGTATATGAAATTCTTTAAATCCTCCAAAACTAGTAAGAGCATTATCTTCTCTTGATGTTAATACAAAAATATTATTACCTGCTTTTGCTACAAAATTTTTTATCATTTTTATAACATTCTCTCTTTCACTTTCTGCTACTTCATCAAATCCATCAAAACAAATAATAAAATCACCACCATTCAAAAGGTCTTTCACAAATTGTAAAGGAAATTCTCTATGTATAGAATTCATTTCTTTTTGTATATATTCCTCAATAGAATTTACTTCTTTTAAATTTCTTAATTCAATCACAACAGGCATTCTATCTATATTTTGAAAGTTTAACATAGTAAAATACTTTACAATAGTAGATTTTCCCATACCTGCATTATCTACTATCAATACTTTGTCATGTTTTTGAAAAATATTCATTCCCTTTTCATCAATATAAAAAATTTCACTTCTATTTACTTTATCTCTTAAAGTTAAAGGTATATACAATTCATTTATTGTTTTTTTCTGTCCTCTTAAAACAATCGTATTCATATATCTATTCTTTTTATAACAAATTCTTAAATACTCTTTCTGCATTTCTTCCAATTCTTTTAATTCTTTTTCTGTAACTATATATTTAAGCACCTTTTGAACAAACTGTTTTGCTTTACTTGCAATAATTTCTTCTACTACTCCACTTATCGCATCATTTGTCCCTTCTATGAAAGCATCTCCAATCAATCCCATTTCTATTCTCCTTCCCATCAAACTTCACATTACAACATCTTACTATGTTTTTTCGACAAGAAGGTATAAAAATCCTTTTTTTACAAAACAGCTTTTAATTTTTTTAGTATTCTTTGTTGTATTGCATAGCAAGTACTTCTACTACAAAACAATTCTTTAGAGATACAGCGAAAAGATTTCTTATCAAAATACCTCAATTTTACAAAGCGATATTCTTCTTCAGACAATGTTTGTGATAGTACCATTTCTATTTTATTTTGTTCTACAATATACCTTTTTAATTTTAAAAGCATTTCATTTATAATTTGTTCTATTTCCAGTAATTTTACTGCATTATTTGCTGTTTCATCTTTTTTAGCATTACTTTTAGGCATTCCATCACAGCAAATAGACTGCAAGGAGTACAAGTATTGCTTTTCTGACTGCAAAGACATTACTTTTTCTTTCAACCTTTTTATATTGTATTCTCTTTGTACTGCTTCAATAAGCAATGTTTTAATTTCTTTTTCCTGCAACACTTGTCCCTCCCTTTTTATCCCCTCAAATAATACTTTTCACTTCCTTCATATCTATGAAACTGTTTCTGCCATATTTGTTTTTGTTTATCATATTCAGCTACATTTTTTTTGAGTTCTTCCAATGCCACAAACGCATCAAAATTTTCATCAGTTTTTGACTGTTTCAATATATTTTTATATCCTTGCCAAATATCAGAAAGTTTTTCCATTTCCAATGCAGCCACTTTTTGTCTTGCATACTCATCAGATTTTTTATAATAATAATCCATTATTTCAAATGTTTTTTGCCATTGTTTATGAAACCATTGTTCAGACATTTCATCAAAACGTTGTTGTATTTGTTTTATTTTTTTATTTCTTTTATCATTTACAATATGATTAACTGTTTCTTGTAAAGACACTTTTCATCACCCCTTTTTTATGAAGTACAATTTCGAAATGTAGTATAGTTCTCTAAAAATTCTAGTTCTACACTTCCTGTTGCACCATTTCTATTTTTTGCTATAATTACTTCTGCAATATTACCCATTGGTGTATCTTTATCATAATATTTCTCTCTATACAACATTAAAACAATATCTGCATCTTGTTCTATTGCTCCTGAGTCCCTTAAATTATCTAATGTTGGCTTTTTATTTAGCTTTTTTTCATTTTCTCTACTTAATTGGCTCAATGCTACCACTGGACAACAAAACTGTTTACTCAAATTTTTCAATCCCATAGACAAATATGCAACATCTATTGCTCTATTTGCTGTTTTTTCCACTCCCATAATCTGCAAATAATCCACTACCACAAGCCCTATTTTTTTCCCTGTCTGCACCTGTTGATTATGACATTTTTCATATATTTCCTCTAATGTAATACCTGCGGTATCATCTATATAAATATCACTTGTATTTTGTTCAAATTCTTTTGCTTCTTGCTGTATACGATGTATGATTTTTTGCCACTTTTCATCATCTTTTATACACAATCTAAAATAGGCATTATCTACGCTACTCTCTGCTGAAAACATTCTTGCTGCAATTTTATTTTTATCCATTTCAAGAGAAAACAACATTGCAATATATTCTTTTCCCATATTTTTCGCACCATTTCTTAGCAAATCCAATGCAAAAGCAGTTTTTCCCATAGCGGGGCGACCTGCCACAATAATCAAATTTCCCTGTTGCAATCCCCCAATATAATAATCTAAATCATCAAAGCCTGTAGATATTCCAGCAAATCTTTTATTTGAATTTCTATCTTTTTGCAACAGTGTAATATAATCTGCTAATACATCTGGTATATTTGTTATTTTTTCTGTTTGTACACCATCTTGTTCTGACTGTTTACTTATCTGCTGCAATTTTTGTTTATCCTGTTGAAAGCCTGCTTCTGTCAACGCCCTACCTTGTGCTATTTTTCTTCTAAAATATGCCTTTTCTTTCAGTATTTTAACATACTCTTTCATTCTTACAGAAGTTGCTACACTCATAGCAATTTGCACAATATATTCTTTTCCGCCTATTTTGTCAAAATTATTTTGCTGTTTTAAACATTCAGAAACAGTTACAACATCTGCAATTTTCCCAGATTTTAGCACATCTGAAAACGCTTCAAATACTATTCTATTATCCTGCTGAAAAAAATCGTCACTGTTTAACAAAGAGTATCCCACTTTAGCACTATTTTCATCTAAAAACATACACCCCAATACTGCCTGTTCTGCATCGCTACTAAATGGCATTCCATTTTCCATATACTATCACTCTCCATTTACCAGCTTTTTCCATTGTTCTAATTTTTCATCTTTTTCAGGAGATTGTGGTATTTGTGTTTTGATTTCCACACAACTACTATCTTTCCAGCGTTCTCCCCTCAGCCAAGTAGAAGGATAAGGCACATACTGCCCTTTTTGTTTTTGCCAATCATACTGCTCTTTTTGTTTTTCTACTGCTTGACAAATCTCTTGATACAGTTTTTGCTCTACTTTTATCTGTTTCCAAGCCTTTTGAGCTTCTTTTTTTGCCATTTTTTTAGGGTACTTTTCCCAGAACAAATCAAAGTATTTTTGTTGAAGCATTTCTTTTTGTTTTTCAACATCATTTTCACACACTTCTTCAGAAGGGCATATGTTTTTACTTTCTTTTCTTTCCTTTACTTTACTTTGTCCTTTTCTGTTTACATTTTCTGCATTTTTGCATACATTTTTATCATTTATGTATACATTTTGGGGAATTTCCTCTTTCGAAATCAATAAATACTCTTTTTGTATTTCTGCTTTTGTTCTTCTTTTGACAATTTCGAAATACGTTTTTTGTATTTCTTCGCTTGTCAATATACCATATTTTTTATATTTTTCTTCCGAAAAAATACCTTTTTTAATTGCTACATTTGCGATTTCGAAAGCAATATTATCTCCTGTCATCAAATTACAGTTTCTTCTACTAAACAGCAATGCAATTTCTTCATTCCATTCACAATAATATCCCTTTTCTGAATATATCAACTGAAATAACTTAATCATTATTGCAAATCCTTTTAAGCCAAATTGTGCTTCTATCAATTCCATGTTTTTATCCATATAACAATCTAATGGAAAATAATCTATTCCTGTTTTCATTGATACCATTCCTTTCTCCACACCTAATCAACCTCACCACTATGAAACGGATTAGGCACAGAATTTTATCCACATCTAGCCAACCCCATCATTATGAAACGGACTAAACACAGATTTTGTTGCATCCACATCTAGCCAACCCCATCATTATGAAACGGACTAAACACAGATTTTGTTGCATCCACATCTAGCCAACCCCATCATCATGAAACGGACTAAACACAGATTTTGTTGCGTCCACATCTAGCCAACCCCATCACCATGAAACGGACTAGACACAGATTATACTATGTCGACATTTTTTGTTTCTTTTATCATCTCATTCTAAAAGTCTAAAAAAGTATCAATATAAATTGACAAGTAGTATCTTTTTTATTAAAATAACAATAATCAATTTTGTTATTTTCAATTTTTTCAAAATTGGCTGTCTTCTCAGACAGCCTTCTTTATTTTATTACATAATATCATCATTTTTTAAAATATAGCTTTTAATTTTCCTTTCTGATTTTGTTTTTGCACTTTAACACTATTTTGATAATACCTTTTTATCTCATTCAAATCTACTAATTTACGCCTACCATCTTGTTTATATGAAATTTTTCCTTCTTTTACCAGCTGTCTAATACGCCATTGTGTAATGGCAGTTCCTTCATCTTGTTGTTTTAATGCTTCTGCTGCTCTCTGAATACTTCTCCATTGCGGAGAACTACTCTCCTTTACTACCTCCAACTGCTTTTGTTTTTTACACATACTTTTTTTAATGGAATATGTTGGAACTTCTCCTTGTTTTACTTCCAACAAAAACTCCTCTAAATTCTCTAACACTTCTCCATTAATACGAATGATTACATCATTTTGGGATACGACATCAATGCTAATATTTTGCATTAGCATAACCCCCTTATTTTTCAAAGCCGTCCTACTGACTTTTTTATTTTATTATTATACTTTTATTACACCGCTTGGACACAAATTTCTGAATATATTGCTTTTTCTGCCATTTTTTCCTATACTTTTTTTATCAGCAACCGCCATTGCTGAAATTTATAAAGAAAGGGATATTTTTTATGAAATTAAATCTTGATTGCTGTCGAGATATACTTCTTACGATAGAAGCTCAAACAGAACGTATGGATATGCAATTATATGACTTTTTAAAATTGCTACCCCAATATTCTGAACTTGAAATTGAATATTGTCTTGAAAAATTATATGAAGCTGATTATATTCATTTAACTTGTGAGCCTTTTTCTAATAGTTCATCGGAATTAATTATTATCTCTATTGAAGATTTAACTTTTCAAGGACATGAATTTCTTGAGAATATTCGCTCTAAAAATGTTTGGGACAAAACAAAAAACATATGTGGAAATATTGGTTCATTTTCTCTTGATGTTATAAAGACTGTTGCAACTGATATTATTACAAATCTAATTAGTCAGCATCTAAACATTTAATTTTTTATTCTTAACAAATCTTTTAATAAATTTGTTCCAGCATAGATTGTATATTCTTTCATTTGCTTTTTATCTGGTATTTGCAATCTATGCTCTATCATATAAGCTACCAAACCCATAAATTTGCATTTATAGTCCCACCATTTTACTAAAGTAATTATCAATACTATTTTTTGAATTACATCTAAAAATGTTTCCAT